CTCCCGGACAACTTCAACGAAACAGACTACCAAAACGCAGCTAACAAATACGACGGAGACCAAACATGAAACAACAATCAGTAATGACACACCAATTCAGCCAAGTACCCAAAGCTGACATACCACGATCAAGCTTCGACAGATCACACGGAGGAAAAACAGCGTTCGACGCCGGCCTCCTAATTCCAATATTCGTAGACGAAGCATTGCCGGGAGATACCTTCAACCTAAAAATGACAGCCTTCGCAAGGCTAGCAACACCAATCTTTCCAATCATGGACAACATGTACATGGAAACCTTCTTCTTCGCAGTCCCAAACAGACTACTGTGGGACAACTGGCAGAAATTCTGCGGCGAACAAGACGACCCAGGAGATTCGATAGACTTCACAATACCAAAAATATCCGGCGCCCCAGGCATAGCTCTCAACAGCATCGCAGATTACATGGGTATCCCACTCGGTCTCATACCAGACAACACAGTCGTAAGCGCACTACCCTTCCGGGCATATCGCTTAATATACAACGACTGGTTCAGAGACGAAAACCTCCAAGACTCACTAAGCGTCCTCACAGATAACGGACCAGACATCGACGCCGAATCAGGATTCAACAGCATCGCTAAAAGACGCGGCAAACGACACGACTACTTCACCAGCGCACTACCATGGCCACAAAAAGGCGCAACACCAGTATCAATACCACTGGGAACAAGCGCAGACATACACACCGCATCAACAACCGGACAAGCCGTAGCGGTATTCACAACCAGCGACAGCACCTTCAGAGCACTAGACTCAGACGCCGCACTAGTAGACCTATCGGTCGGCGGCGGCGTCGCAGGACAAAAACTATTCGCAGACTTAACAAATGCAACAGCCGCGACAATAAACCAACTAAGAGAAGCCTTCCAAATACAAAAACTCCTAGAAAGAGACGCCAGAGGCGGAACAAGATACACAGAAATAATAAAAGCCCACTTCGGAGTAACGTCACCAGACGCAAGACTTCAACGCCCCGAATACCTCGGGGGCGGAAGCTCACCAATAAACATAACCCAAGTGGCCAACACATCATCAACAGCAACAGAACCACAAGGAGACCTAGCAGGCTTCGGAACAGCACACCTAACAAACCACGGATTTACTAAATCCTTCACAGAACACTGCGTACTAATAGGACTCATCTGCGTACGCGCAGACCTAACATACTCCCAAGGACTAAACCGACAATGGAGCCGCGCAACAAGATACGACTTCTATTGGCCAGCACTCGCACAAATCGGCGAGCAAACCATCCTCAACAAAGAACTCTGGGTAACACCAGCAGACACAGGAACAATAAACAACGCAACTTTCGCGTACCAAGAACGATACGCAGAGTACAGATACAAACCATCACAAATAACCGGCATAATGCGACCAGACGCAGCCGGAACACTAGCAGCCTGGCACCTATCACAAGACTTCGCGACACTACCTGTCCTCGATGCCACATTCATAGTGGAAAATCCACCTATAGACAGAGTGATCGCAGTACCAGCAGAACCGCACTTCATATTCGACGCATACTTCGATATGAGATGCGCAAGACCAATGCCGCTATACGGAGTCCCAGGACTCATCGACCACTTCTAAATGAAAATCTGGGACCTCTACTTCGCAAGCATATGCGCAATGCGATTTCACCCAAAAAACGTCCCTCCAGGTGAAACCCTGGATGAACACCAACTGCACGAAATCGATTTCGCTGCACAAATCGCAGACGAAATGATAAAAGTAAGGAGCACACGAAAATGGCCGTCTACTCAGCCCTGATATCAGGAGCCTCCGATATATTCGGAGGCGAACGAGCAATAGCCGGAGGAAAAGCAGTAAGCAGAGAACAAATGGCATTCCAAGAACGAATGTCCAGCACAGCCATGCAAAGACGCGTGGCAGACCTCAGAAAAGCAGGCCTCAACCCGCTACTGGCAGCCACAGCAGGACAAGGAGCAAGCACACCACCAGGAGCGAAACCGGAAATAAAAAATGTAATAGGCCCTGCAATAGCCACCGCACTAGCAACAAGACGAGCTGCCCAAGAAATAAAAAACATGAAAGCACAAGAAGTTCTAACACATAGACAGTCTCAAACAATAGCAGCACCCGCAGCAATAGGAGACATCCTAGGAAACGCAATACGAAACATAAAAGACCGAGTAACCACAGGCATCGAATACGACAGCCTCTGGGACCAAATAATAAGAGACTTACAACTCAAAGGCACACCACACTCGGCACGACAACTCAAAAAACAACCACTACAGATCAAAATACCCGGCTACGCCAAGGATCTCAAAAAATGAACACACAAACAAGAAAATACACAAACCACGCAGGACCCTTCAAAAGGGTCAAACTAAAATTCCCCGAAAACGAGGGAAGAACAAAACAAAGCTTCTCAGACCAATGCGAAATAAACAACATAATGGCAAGACACCAAAAAGGAGTAGCGGTAACACACCTAAACCAACACGGACCCAACTACGGATTCGCAACAAGTCACGACTTCGCAGAATCCATGAGAATAGTAAAAACGGCCCAAGACATGTTCAACGGACTACCGTCCTCAATAAGAAACCGCTTCGCAAACGATCCGGCGCAATTCCTGGACTTCGTCCAAGACGCCGACAACCGAAAAGAAGGAGAGAAGCTAGGCATCTGGGAACAAACACCTGAGGAACCACCTCAGCCCCTCCCAGAGCCAAAACAACCGGAACCAGTATCACTGGAACCGGAAAAAGACTAGAATCCCAAAAGGGACTAGTCAGCACATATACAACAAGTGAGAATATGTGCAAACAGGTCGCCCAGGGCGACCCTTAAAGGAGAAACAAATGGCATACCGCCACAAAATGAAAAAGAGAACTAGCAAAAAGCTATTCTCAAAAACCGCATCCAAAACAAACCGCAAAAACGTATCCGGTCGACCAATGAGAGGCGGAATCCGCCTATAAAAAATGACCTGTTATGCTCCGCTACAGGCCTACAAATCCCGACTCCCCGGAAACAACGGGGGGTTCGGGATAACCTGGAACAAGGACGAATCAAACGGACAACGAATCCAAGTCGGATGCGGACACTGCATCGGATGCAAACTACACCGAAGCAAAGAATGGGGCATTCGCGCAATACACGAAGCCCAAATGCATGAAGACAACTGCTTCATAACACTAACATACAACGACAAACACTTACCCGAAGACGAATCACTAAACGTTAAACACTTCCAACTATTCATTAAACGGCTAAGAAAACACAACAAACCAAAAAAAATCCGCTACATTCATAGCGGAGAATACGGGGCAACCTGCCCCTTACACAACACAGAAAACTGCAAACAGTGCGGATCTCTACAACGACCGCACTACCACGCAATACTATTCAACCACGACTTCAAAGATAAAATACCGTGGAAAATAAGAAACGATAATCAAACCTACCGATCGCCAACACTAGAAAAACTATGGCCGCTAGGAAACTCTGAAATCGGAACAGTAACGTTCCAATCAGCGGCCTACGTAGCAAGATACACAGTCAAAAAAATAACCGGCGATAACGCACACGCCCATTATCAAAAAATTAACCCTGAAACAGGCGAGATCATCTGGCTAAAACCAGAATATATGACCAGCTCACGAAACCCCGGCATCGGGTTCACCTGGTACCAAAAATACAAAAATGATCTCTATCCAAGGGACGAATGCGTGATCGACGGTCGCATAATGAAACCACCGCGATACTACGACAAACTCTACGAGAAAGAACAACCACACAAATATAAACAATTAAAATTAAAAAGAAAACAATTCAACACACAGCATCCAGACGACAACACATGGCAAAGACTACAGCAACGCGAACAAGTAAAACACGCTCAACTAAATCAACTCACACGACAACTGGAGAACTAAAATGCAACACTTAATGTTCACAATACACGACGAAAAAGCAGGAGCATACCTGCCACCGTTCTTCCTACCAAACGCGGAAATGGCAAAACGAACCTTCAGCGACTGCATAAACGACAAAAAACACGCCTTCGGACAACATCCCGAAGACTACACACTATTCCACCTCGGAGCCTTCGACAACATAACAGCCGAAACAATACTAATAGAACAACACTCCCTCGGAAACGGAATAAACTTCAAAACAATACAACAACCGGACATCTTCAACACAACACACGAACTCCCGGACAACTTCAACGAAACAGACTACCAAAACGCAGCTAACAAATACGACGGAGACCAAACATGAAACAACAATCAGTAATGACACACCAATTCAGCCAAGTACCCAAAGCTGACATACCACGATCAAGCTTCGACAGAT